GAAAAATCTAGGATTCCTATTCATGGAAGAGTTTTGTCTGTTGCTGCTAGCGCAGGTTTATATCTCCTTCTTGCTTGCAAATATAGAACAGCAAATACCAATTCCATTCTATTACTGCATAAAGGTTCTATTAGTTTAGGGAATACAAATGTTGCTGAAGCAGAAGATATTATTGCTTTTTATAAAGATGATGTTGGTAAGATTTTTGATGATTTGATTTTAAGGAGAACTAAAATTACTCCTGACGAATTGAAAATGATTAGAAGGAATGAAACATATTGTCTTGCACCTGTAGCTTTAGAACTATACGGTTTTATAGATGAAATAATTTAGTAGATTCTTTAGGTTTACTGTAAATAATTATATTAAAATAAAATAATAAAAGGTGGATAATATAAATATGCGTATCTTCAAATCAGCATCTGGATGGGACAAAACAGAACAAAAGTGGATTCAAACATGCTCAATTGATGAAGTAACAGTAACTATGGAAACTTATTGTGTTGAGTTAGAAAAAGAAGTTCATGATGGGGAAGAAATTCAAGAGCAAGAAGAAAACTATATTCCTTGTCCTTGTATTGTTTGTACTCGTCAACGTGAAATAGAGATGCAAGAATCATTGGATGAAGAACATAACGCATGTGATGACTGTACTCGTGAAGGTTGTCATGGTTGTGGCGAGATGGATGAGACCGAAGAAGTAGAAATATCTTTAGAAGATAAAGTTAATGAATTAGTTGGAGAAGCATTTGAAATTATTATGGAAAGTGGTGGCTGTCCTAGTCGTATTAGTTCTGCTTTACTTGAATTTGGTGAAAGTATGATGGATTTAGGTATGGAAGAAATGGATAAAGAACAGTCAGAAAACGTCACTAACATTCATATTGATTCTGTTAATATTACTGATGCAACTAATGCTAGAGATTTAATTGACCAGATAGAAAAATATAGCAAGATGCAAATGGGTAGATTTTAGTTTTAACTTTAATTTAAAGGAGGTTGAATCCCGATGAAAGAAATTGAGGTTCAAACAGAAAATAGCGACAAAGAGATTATAAAAAGTAGCATTATTAAGATTGATGAAAATTCTGATAGGATTAAAGTTATTGTTTCTGTTGGAGATGATCATAAAATCAATGTTAATATGCGAAGGATTGCAGAAATCCATGACCATATTGTAAAAGCCTTGGATAATGATGCAAAAGTTATTACTATTCCTTGGTTTGTAAAGATTAATACAATAAAGATTTAGAAATGTAATATAAGTTTTGTAGGTGTTTAAAATCCTCTATCAAAATAAGATAGAGGATTTAATTATGTCTATAAACATAGGAATTTAAAGGAGTGAAATATATGGTAGTGCAAAGAAAAAATAAAAGCACTAACCCACAAGCACCAAGACCAAAAAAGGAATGTGATAATTGTCATAAAGAGTTAGTATTTTCAGCGTTTTATAATACCAACTCTGTACTTTCTGTAGATGGGAAATTAAACATTTGTAAAACTTGTGTCAAGTCAATGCTTGATTACAGTAAAATAGAAACTGTTTATAAAATACTACAATTGCTCGATGTTCCTTTTATCTATTCATATTGGAGAAATGCTAAAGAAAATAATCCAGATGACCCTTGGAGTAGATATATCACAATGGCAAACTCCAAAATTAATGAATTTAAAAAAGGAACTTGGAAAGATAGCAAGTTTGAGCCAGATAGTATTAACCCAGTAAAAAACAATATGGTTCAATATGTAAGTACAACCTCTAACTTTGAAGTTACAGAAGAAACTATAGTCCGTTGGGGAAACCATCCAAGAGAAGACTATGCTAAGTTAGAAAGTTTCTATAAAGATATGGAGATTTCTAATAATATTGAGACAGAACAAGATAGGGTATATCTAAAAAAGTTAGCTATAATTTCTTTAAAAATGGATAAAGAACTTGAAGAAGGAAATTATGATGAGGCAACAAAATTAGGGAACCTATTCTCTAAGTATATGGCAGATTCTAAATTTAGAGCAATGGATAAAACAGATGCGGATAAAACTGGTGGTATCCGTAACTTCTCTACTATTTATGCAGAAGTTGAAAAAGATGGGTTTATTCCTCCTTGGGAACATTACCGAAAAATAAGAGGAATCACTCAAGATATTGTTGATAAGACAATTATGCATATTTTAAATTTTACATTAAAACTTAATAAAGTAGAGTCAATGACAACCCCTCCTCTCGATACACCTAAATTAGAGGACAATGAGATTGATCATATTAATCAAATTACAATCAATGATATTGAGGTTGATGATAGTTCTAATATCGTTGATGGAGATGATTCATAATGGCATCTCAGAGTAACTTTAGTAAAAAAAATAGAGGGACAAAGGATAGTGATACTTTCTTAGACCCACAAAATAACGAAACTAATAACATTAATAATTTACAAGTTAAAGGGTTTGAGGGGTCTAAAGAAAAATGGAGAGAATTATGTAGTTATTTTCGCCACTACCCAGACCGTTTTCTTGACTTTATTTCGCCACCTGACGCAAAAATACAATTATATTATTACCAAAGAGTTTATCTAAGAATAATGATGAGGTATAGAAAAGTATTTTTAACTGCAACTAGGGGTACATCAAAAAGTTATCTTCAGAATTTAGCATTTATGTTAAAGTGCATTTTTTATCCCAAGACCAAGCTTTTTACATGTGCAGTAGGAAAAGAGCAGGCTGCTAAAATTACGGCAGACAATATCAATGATATTCTTGACCACTATCCCCTATTAAGAAATGAAATAAAAATATTTACCGAAAATAAAGATTATACTAAATTAATTTTTAATAACGGATCTAAATATGACGTTGTACAAATGAGGGATAGTTCCCGAGGGGGTCGCAGATATTCTGGCTGTGTGGAAGAAATTTCAGATAAAAAGTTTGATGGGGCTATATTAAATGCTGTAGTAATTCCTTTAATGGCAAATGACCGTCCTTCTATGAATGGTACGATAGACCAAAATGAGGTACATAAATGTGAGTTGTATATTACTACGGCAGGTACTCAGCAACAATTTGCATATGAAAAGATGTCAGAAGTTTATCAAGATATGCTCAATGGTAAATCTGCATTTTGTTTAGGTAACTCGTATGAATTACCATGTATGTACGGGCAGTTAGATATTGATTTTATTGAAGAATTACGTGAGTCTCCAACATATTCGATAATGGATTTTATGAGAGAATATCAAAGCATTTGGACTGGTTCAAGTTCAGATTCTCTTGTTTCGGATGATAAAATTCAGAAATGCAGAACTGTCGGAGTTGCAGAATGGGAGAACTGTGGTGATGATAGTGCGGAATATGTTTTAGCATATGATGTTAGCAGAAATGAAGGAGACCAAAACGCTCTCTCATGTTTAGCAGTCTTTAAGATTACTCCAAAGAATAATGGAACATATCTAAAAGAAATTGTAAATATTTTTTCTATGGAAGGTCAGCATTCTACATTACAAGCTAAATTTCTTAAAGAGAAAGTTAAAGAATATAAAGCCAAAATTTTAGTAATTGACAATAATGGCTTGGGGGTTGCAGTAACAGATTCTTTAGTATTAGACTTAAATGATGGGAATCCACCTTATGCAGTAGTAAATGACGATAGGTATGATAAATACAAATTACCAAATTGTATACCTATGGTATTTGCTCTAAAATCACAAAATAAAGAGACAAAAGAAAGCGATATGGTTAATCATTTTATGCAAGTGTTCACTAGGTTAGATATTAATTTGCTCAAAGGTAGAAATGATGGCATAAAAGAATTAGAGAAAAAATACAAGCATAAAATAAAAGAGAGTGAAGAGTTGGTCCGATTAGAAATTCCTTATTTGTTGACTGATATTCTATGTGAAGAGGTTCTTAATTTACGCTATAAACAAGCAGGGAATGAAACGAGAACAGAAAGAATTTCTAGACGCATACGAAAAGATAAATTCAGTGCCGTTTTATATGGTTTATATTGGATTTATATGCAAGAAAGAGATAATAATTTAGCAAATGACTCTGACTATGATTTTGTATTCACTTACTCATAATAAATAAAGAAAGGAGGTTCTTTTAGTTGGAAGACATAAATACCCCTTCATTGTCCCCTGAGTCGGAAACATCTCATGCAGTAGAATTAAATTCAATGTCAATGACATCATATATGTTTCAGGAAGCATTAACCACTGGAATTTCATTAGAACAATTAAAACTCTACTGCAAATATCCAATGAGATATAGTCGGGCATTACGAAAACTTAGTCGTGAGATGTACTCAATGAATGGAATTCTAACAAATACTGTGGATTACTATGTATCAATACCATCATTAGATAAAATTACAATATGCTATGATAACACTCCTCAAAACCAGAAGAAAAGAAAACTTTATGATTTGATGATTGATAAAATTAATCATAAATTGACAACTCGTGATATTTTATTGAAACTGTGTCTAGATGGAATGTATGTTGGATTCATGAGAAATACAAAAGCTTCTAACAAAGATGTAGTAATTCAACAAGGAATAGTTGATAGTATGCAAATTCTTGAAGGACTATCTATGGATGATTCTATGATGATTCAACCTTTAGACTTGGATTTCTGTAGAATATTAGGTTTCCAAAATAATGATTATGTTGTTGGTTTTGATATGATGTATTTTAATGCTTTTGTGGGGAATGACTTGTTGGGAGAAATTAAAAATTTTCCACCTGAATTTGTAAAAGCATATGTAGATTACAAAAAAGATGGCGTTAAGAGATGGTTTAAGTTAGATCAATCAAAAACAGTTGTTCTAAAGATAAAAAGCAATATAGATGAACCTTTCGGTAGAGGTTTAGCTATCTCAGCATTATCAGATATGTTCTTCTCAGACCAATATAGCGATAGTCAAAGATCAAACATCATTGAAAATGCAGGAACAATAAGATGGCTAAAACAGCCAACAGGGGAAAAAACTGGGCAATGCTCGTTGAATACCTTGGCCCAGCAAAATCAATTCGACAACTTCAAAAATGCTGTTGTTTCAAATAGTAGTGGAGATAAAAGAATAGGGAAAACAACTGTTTTAGTCCTAGCTCCAGGAACAGAAGTTGGGAAACTTGAAACCAATACTAATGATACATCAAAAACTTTAACAGACGAGAATATGAAAAGAATATCAACCGACTTAGGGTTTGCTTCTGGTGCTTTAAATGGAGAAGGAAACGCTACATATTCAAGTCTTCAAGTAAATATTGATTTAGTATTAACTCAAATTTACCAATGGCTAGAACAAGTGCAATGGCAGTATACTAAGGTATTTGGTAACTTAATTAATTCTAAAGGCAAAGATGTAATTAAATTTATGTATTTAAAAACATCTCCTCTGAATAAGAAAAATGAATATGATATTGCTAAAGAGATGTTTACATTAGGTGCAGGATCTAGGATGTGGATGTATGCAGTCGGAAGTGGTGATATAGATACCTATATGGCATTGATGGATTATGAAAAATCAATGGATATGGATACATTATATCCTCCTCACCTAACTAGCTTTACTGCAACTGGGGGTACAGGTGGAGCACCACCCAAAGATTCTAATAATCCCAACACTGTGGCTTCTAAAACAAATGGCACTAATAAAACCCCAAAACCATCAACTAAATAACAAATATATAATCATATTTGAGAGGAGGTGAAATATGAAAATAGTTGAACTTTCTAGGATGGATGATGTTACAGGTAGAAGTAATATTAAAATTGCTTTACATGAGATTTACGATAGTGAAACTAAATATAATAAGAATGGTATATCTTGGCAGGAAGAATACGTCGAATCTAATAGGGAGTCTGCAAATGGAATGCCAATTATTGCATCATTTTTAACTTCAGATAAAACTATGCCTTCTGGTCATGGAGATTATGAAATCTTAGAAGATGGTACAGTTACTTTTGGGGATACTTCGGCGGTAGTCGGAGTTATTGAAAAAACATCAATAGATACAATTGAATTAAATGGTGAACAGAAAAGAGTATTAATCGGAGAAGGTTATCTTTTCAACCAACGATTCTCTTCTTTTGTAGATTGGTTAAAAGAAACTGCAATTGATGAACAGATTAAGACTTCAATAGAAATAGGTGCAAAAAGTCCCAATACGACAATTATATATAAAGATGGATTCAAAGAAAAAGGTCGGATTCCGTCAATTTATCAATATACTGGTACTGCCATTTTATATTTAGTAGAACCGTCTGACGATACTGCTGTTTTGCTTGAAGTAAATCAAGTAGAAAATAAAACGACAGACCAAAAAACAGTGATAGATACTCCTATAGAGGAAAACAAAGAAGTAAAAGTTGAGGTGAGACCATTGGCAAAGAAAACGAAAGTTGCTAAAAAAGTTGAGTTGAATGAATTATCAATTGATGATATTCGTTCTATTATACGAGATGAATTCAATGAGATTATGTCTACTGATTGTACTTGCACAGGTGATTGTACTTGCGATTGTTGTTGTAATGAATATTGGGTTGATACGATGTATGCTACTAGAGCTATCCTTCAATCTTATGATGATTGTAATGTTTATTATTCAATTCCATATTCTATTGATGGTAATGGTGCTGTAGTTCTAGGTGAAGCATCAAGAGTAGAACCTGCATGGAATCCTATTGCTTCTGATCCAAATGATTCAGAAAATGAAGCACCAATTAAGGTTGATATGTCAGCTCTAAAGGCTGCCGTTGAAAATAAAATGCCAAAGAAAACGATGCAAAAAGGAGGAACAATGATGGAAGCGAATGAACAATTAATTCAAGAATTAAATTCTAAAGTCGAAGAGTTAACTGCTAAAGTAACGGAACTCAATACTGCTGTCGTAGAAGCTAATAAAGCGATTGAGTCAAAAGAACTAGTAGCTACTCAAATGACTGAAGAAGTTAATACTTTAAAGGCATTTAAGGAAGAAAAGGATTTAGAGGCAAAGACTGCTGAAATTAACGCATATTTTGAAACAGAGATTAAGAAAAATGGGTTCAGCGAAATTGAACTTAATTCTCTAAAAACAGAATTTGTAGAGAAAAATGACATGGTTGGTCTCAAGGCTAAAGAAGCAGAATTGTGTGTTAAGAGAGTTAAAGAACTAAATTCTGTAAAAACAACTGTTGAAGTTAATTCTGTAGACAATGCTGATCTATTTATGGCAATCCATAACACCGAAAAATCCGAAGAAGATATCTCGGATTTATTTTAATTAACACAAAATAATAAGGAGGAATAATATAATGAGTTTATTTAAATTTACCACAATCGGAACCGTTCTTCAAACAATAAATAATCCTCGTGTCCAAAGTGCTGTAGATGTAAAAGATGGGTATGTTTTCAATATCGTTGATGGTAGCACATATAAGGAACAAGCTACAGCTTTCACTGCTGACGCAGATGCAGAAAAGGGCAATCTCTATGTTGCTATGAATATCATTGATACACCTGAATTGTGGAGACAATCAGACTTTGTAATTAAGGCAGGGAGCTATATTCGTTCTTTCCGTTTAGACACTTTAGTTGGAGCTACAGTAGAAATGTCTTCTGATTTATGTATCACTGCTTTTGCAGGGGTTAATGTAGGAGATGTTCTTGTTCCTGCTCATTCTACGGATGCTACCCCAATGGCTTGGAAGTTACAAGGTGCGTCTACTACTTATGCAATTGGATTGAAAGTTCTTGAGAAAACTACTTTTGGCGGAACTGGTTTCTATTGCAAAATCGTACAAACTGCTGTCAAGGGTGCATAAATAATATTAATAAGGAGGAATTGATAATAATGAGTAATGTTTTAGGATTAGAAAATTTTAGACAAAGTGCTGAGTTGAACAGTGTTCAA